AGCGACAGGTTTTTCTTACAATTCTACTTCTACTTCTGCAGACAGACTTGGTGTAACAAAATTCACTGCAATAGATATTGAGACTTGTTAGGGAAAGTATCTTATAAGAATAGGAAATAAGACAGACTCAAACAGACAGACGATTATCAAATTAAATCCTTATGACGGCGGTTATATTGATTTTCTTGCAGACTGCAGCACACTTGCATCAGCGGCCTGCAATGATTCAACAGCTAATTCAAACAAGGGTGTTTCAAAAACAAGACTTGGAGAATTAAGTGGAGTTGTTTATAACGGTCAGGCTTTATCTGGTTATGGACTTTATTCTGATAATGTTTACTTGACAGGCGGAATAAAAAATCTTGACAATAAATGGCAATTAAATCGCGATGGATCAGGCCAGGTGGCACAGAATAAGATAAACTGGGACTCTTCAGGAAATCTTACGATTAAATTATCAGATACTTCTACGCTTGATGATGTAATTAACAACATTCAGACAGAGATAAACGTTTTACCCGGTCAAATAGAATTTTCTGTTTATGACAATTTGGAAGGAGACTTAAGAAGAACAGGTATTGATATTTCTACAGGTAAAATTATCTTACAGGCAGATAATACAGATGTATCTGGTAACTTGAATATAACAGGTGATGATTCAGCCTTTCAATTTGTTGATAATAATGGAAATGTTAAATTCACAATGGGTAATGTAGATATAGACAAAGAAGAAGATTTTACAGGTAACGGAATGTGGACAACCTTTCCATATTTTGGAGCTTCTTATGGCACTATGTCAGGAGAAACTACAGTGAGGTCTATAGGAACTTGGCACTAGGGAACTGTATCTATATCAATGAAATGGTTAATGGCAACGTGTAGAGACGGTACTGGGTCTGGACAGATTCAGCTATATCATCCAAATGCACAATATTCTATGACGCCGGTATTCATGAAGAAGGTAGGAAATTCTTACGTTGAACTTGGCAGGGGAACAGCTACAAATTCTGGAAAGTTTGTTGGAGGCGCGCCTACCAATCCAATAGGTGGAGGTAGTTTTACTTTACAATCTTCTGATATGGACGGAGCTAATGAAATAGAAATATTTGTAAAGGAACTTTGGACTTGCAGCGGCGCGACTATGCAACCAACACAAAGGCATGAATTAAATTATGGTTTTCAATATTCACCAAATACTATAACAGCACATACATATTTGGCATATAATGGTTTTGGTTTTCAATACAGCAGAAATTATTATGTTTTTTCTGACTGGTATGGTACAACAATAAAGTATGGTGATTATAGTAATTATGGTTATCTGAAAGTAAACTCTACGGGTGTACATATAAGAAAAGCTTTTCATACTGCTAATCTTACAAGAAATCTTATGTATGAATATGGTATATATTATTCTACAGAATATCATGAACAGAATGGTATAATGACTATATGTATAAGCAGAGCTTCTGCAGAGGCACAAGGCGAAGAATGGAAACATTTGAATTTTACGGGACATTCAATGGTTTTTCAAACTAATAATATAGGAACATACAGATATTTTATAGGTGGACAATATCATGAACAAGTTATTAGCACTGAATCATATACGGATTTATTTACAATACCAGCAAATTCAGAAACGTCGTGTACTTGGATGGGAAACGGATGGTTGATTTATTGTAAAAGTCTTGGATAAAAATATTTGCAAAAAATATCGTGTATTGATTATCTGTACAGAAATTCTTTACACGATATTTTTAATAAATATCAAAAGACACCTTTATTAAATGAAGAATAGACTAAATATACAATTATCGATTGCAGTATTTCTGGTTTTGATAGGAGCAACCCTTTTGATGATGGGGTTTTGGGTTATACCATTGGGTGAAATATCGCCGTCTGTATTAACAGCTTTTGGTGAAATATGTACATTCAGCGCCGGTCTTTTGGGTATTGATTACCATTATAAAACAAAGATTATAATAGACAAAAAGAATGAGAAAACTTCGTTTAATTCTGGCAGGGATAAAGAACAGGAAGAAGAGCATTAAAAAATATTTACGAAATGAATACAATAATTTTTTCTACAATAGAATTAGCAGCTTATATGAATTAGCCTTTTAAGACTTTTTAGCGGTTATATGAGGTCCTTTAGCTTTTACCAAATGAAGGATCTCATATAAAATTTTCTGTCAAAAGACTTATGAAGGATTATTTTTCACCGGAAGCTAAACAGTTTAACTTAATAGCTTATAGGGAAACAAACGAAAATCAGACAATGTATTTCATCGATATATCACATGAAGACGAAACACTTGCAGATTTAAAGAAGAAACACATGATCCGGGGCATAATTAATTCTGACGGGACTGTTAATGTAAAAGTATGCTAAAATTCAGTGTATAATAAATACTAAAATAAAGTAATCAAAATTATGAATTACAGAAAATACAGAAAGGAAGTCAGAATTTACATGAAGAAGATAGAGAAACAATTAGCGGCAGAATATGGTCAGGTGGCAGAAGAATGGGATATAACACTTGAACAGCTTGCAGATAGTTATCAGCTTTATCTTAATATTAAGGAACAGATAGAAAAAGACGGACTTATAAAAAAATCTATACGAATAGGAAAGAAAGGAGAACCAATGGAAGTTGAAGAAAAACACCCGCTTTTTCCTGCATTATTCAATACACAGACGAATATAAACCGCATAGTTAATCAATTTGGTTTGACTTTATTTGCAAAATCGCGAATAAAAGCTAAACCTGAAATAAACGATGAAAAAGACGATTATTTGAACAGCTTATGAAAAAAGGATCCAAAATTTTGGATCCTTAATTTTTTATTCTTCTGTATCTCTTATATTCATATTAAACACTAATCTCTGCAGATAAGCATTTTCCACATATTCTTCTGTTATTGACTCAATTTCTATATTATCTATGAATATCTCTTCATCCCTGAACCTTTTGGCGTCCAATGTATTACGAACTTCCTGTGCAATATCGATAGACTGTGAATAATCATTAGAAACACAGATAATTTCAATAGTAACATTATCATCGATAAGTCCCGCCTTTGAATAATTTGCTCGAACACCTGTCCTTTGCATGACGATATATGGAAAATTTGTATTAGCATTTGCAACTAAAGGAAATATATTAGTTGGTCTAACATTTTTTTGCAATTCCTTATTGTTAAGCAGAAATTTTCTAATATACTTTGTTACTTTAATACTCTATATCATATTTTTACTTCTTCTTTTTTACTGTCTATAATCTTCTGAACTTCCTTGGTAAACGTCTGATTTATTGCATTAACAGCTTTTGCACCCGACTGTGAAACAGCATTTGAAAAGAAATTAAGCGGCTATATCTGTCCTCGATTATGGTTGTCCTTATTCCTTTCCTTGGTACCGCGCTCAAAAAATCTCGCTCTGAAAGTACCAGAATCTTTCTTTCTCGAACCCATAACATGAACAGAAAAATATACTTCATTATTCTCTTCATAAACCGTCGAACGAACAGCGTCGATAAGTCTGTCAGAATACTTCTCTGAAGACTGTGTTGAAGCGGGCAAATCTTTCTTGAAATTAGAAACTGTCTGTCTTTTAATAACAGAAGCGCCGCGCCTCATGGCTTTCTTCTCCATTCTTCTGAAATCCTTTCCTTGAAGACTTTCCAATGTTTTGGTCAGGCCTCCGTCACTGTATGTAAAACTTACATCACTCATTTATCAATTCTGTCTGTATGATTTTAATCTGTTTAGGTCTGTCTATATCAATGGTGATAATCCTGTAGAATTTACCATTATACTTTATCCTGTCTGTATCATGAACGTCTGTATGAAAACGAACTGTAAAGCTCTTGTGATATGCATTGAAAACCTCGAAATTCTCAATGTTCAAACTTCCCGCAGCGTGATCCACGTATGCACGCGCGTTGCTCGCGAACTTATATTCCTCGTGTGTGTCGCCATATTCAGTGGTCTGAACATCTAAAAACCATATTTCTATCAACTCATTGAGACGTCCTGCTCCAATAATTCCCATATTTCTTTTAATTCTTAATTTTTAAGCCCCGTGTCGCGTTTTCATTGATTAACCTTATAACTATAAAGGAAACATGAAACAAAAGCGACGTGGGCAATGTTTAGACTTTATTTGCAATTACCAATGATAAGTCTTAAGCTATTGCAGAATATACTCATAACCGTGGGGTACCTTATTTGGTATTCCATAGGCTATACTTTCTCTGTTTGCATAAAAAGTCCCGACCAATAACAATATTGCATGACGAACATTTGGAAGATAATCACCGTTTTCATCCAATAAATCATCAGGCGAATCAGGCATAACATGATTTTTCACTATTTCCTCTGCTGCTTCTATTAAATTACCAATATAAAGATCGTCGTCTTTAAATTCAGGCTCAATATTCAGGTGCTTCTTTACTGAATCAATCGCTAACATATACTAAATTAGTTATTTGAAATATTTATTAAAGAAAAGAAGATCCAAAAGTTTTGGATCTTCTCTTTGAATTAATTATCTCCGTCCGTAAACTTAATTCTCCATGCTCGATATGGATAATAATTAAGCGGGTTATAAGCGGGGTTGTAGTGCCAATCTTTATCCGCTGACCATGTATTATCGATATACCTTTTCTCAAATGTTCTGTTCCATGCAATAGAAGAATCTGTTGTAACATAAGCAGTAGTGGCTTTGTAATAATTTTCTAATGCAAAATTATCAAAGAATCTGATTTCAAATTCAAAATTCTTAAGTGTATTAATATCCGGTACTGGTGAAGTATTACTAGAAGTATCTGGATAGAAATAACCCGGTGGTACTAAATTATTTACTTTCCATTCATTATGTGTTTTCCAATTATAACCATTATGGCTACCTGCATAGTTTGAATAATAATCATTTATTGAAGAATCAT